ACCAGACGATGGATTTACAGGAAATCAAATCCACGCTCTGGCGGCAGACATTAGATAACCTGTATCTTGCGAATAACCCGCAATGGGAAGTCGTGGCTGGTCAGGTTGAGATTGATGATCTGCTGATCTCACGCCCTGGAGGGATCAAGCGCGTCAAAGCGCCTGGGATGCTCCGCGCGCTGGAAACGCCGTTCGTGGCGGGAAACACGATGCCGATGATCGACTACATCGACAAGGTACGTGAATTGCGTACCGGCATGCCGGAAGCAGGCGGCGAGTTGAGCGCCGATGTGCTTAACAATTCCGCCACCGGAGCCAATATTGTCAATAACACCCGGTTGGAGCGTGTGGAGCTTATCACCCGAACTTTTGCCGAGACCGGCGTAAAACAGGCATTCAAGCGCATTTTGGAGCTTGTTCAGAAGTATCAGGACCAGAAGCAGACCATTAAATTGCGCGGGAATTGGGTAGATGTAGACCCCCGTGAGTGGCGTACCGAGTTTGATATGCAGATCCAGGTGGGTCTGGGTAGCGGCAACAAAGACCAGATGCTGGCCCATTTGATGCCGATCAAGCAGACGCAGGAGCAAATCCTGCTACAACTTGGCCCGCAGAATCCTTTGGTATCGCTGCAGAATTATTTCCATACGCTGGCGGCGATGGTGAAGAACGCGAATCTCGGGGATGTGGATCAGTATTTCCAGAACCCATCTCAGCAACCGCCCCAGCCTCCGCAACCGCCAAAACCTGATCCAGCCGCGCAAAAAGCCCAGATGGATGCTCAAATTGCACAGCAACAGGGGCAGCAGCAGATGCAGCTTGCGCAGGCCAAGGCGCAATTGGAGCAGCAAGTAGCCCAGCAGAAAATGGGCTTGGAGCAGCAGCGCGCGCAACAGGAGATGCAAATCAACCAGCAGCAGGCCGAACACCAGATGCAGCTCCAAGCGATGAAGGTACGTGCGGATATCGAGATCGCCCAGGTCAAAGCCCAAGCAGATATCGCGGTCGCGCAACGCAAGGATGCCATGCAAATCGCTGCGGCAAAGGATGGCGTGGATGTCGAGTGACCGGGAAGGCAAGCTGCGCTTAGAAGCTGAACGCGGGCGGCAAGCGGCAGATTTGCTTGGGAACGAACTGCTTAAGGAGACGTTGGCAGGCGTGCGGGAGGGGATTTTTCAAGAATGGATGTCCAGTCCGCGTGCTGCTTCCGAAGCCAGAGAATCGCTTTACCACGAACTCCAATCCGTCAACCGGCTGCTGACGGCCCTACGTTCCGTCGAGACATGCGGCAAGATGGCCACCGCCGAACTTGAGACCGTAAAATAATGTTTGAAACCGTTAGCATAAGGCTATATCATGTCTGAGAATGTAACAGCCTTTCCGGAGACGGAAGAGGCCCAGTTATCGGCATTATCCGCGATGCTAGACGCGGAAGAAACACCCAAAGCCCCAGCCGAACCCGGGAAGGACGTTCCGGAAGCTGAGGAAACGGCACCGCCAGAGGGCGACCAGCCGGAAGCAGAGACGGAAGCCGAACCGGAGGAAACCCCGGCCATTGATGCTCCGAACTCTTGGTCGAAGGAAGACCGCGAAGTTTTTGCATCTCTACCACCGGAAGCCCAAGCGATTGTGGCTAGACGCGAGACGCAGAGAGACACGGAAATCCGGCGCGTCCAGAACGAAGCGGCTCAAGCACGTCAGGCGGCACAGGCCGAAGTGCAGCAAGCCGCCCAAGAGCGGGCCTATCTTGCTCAGCATGTGGCACCCGTTCTCCAACAGTTAACCTCAACGCTTCAAAACGACTTCTCACCTCAAAAACTAGCCCAACTGGCGGCGACGGACCCGACAAAATACGTTCAGGCCTTATCGCAGCGTGAAATGCTCATGACTCAACAGCAGATGCTGGCTCAGGAGCAAAACAGACAGATGGAGACGGTTCGCACCGCCGAGATGCAGCGCCTTTTGGATGCTGTTCCTGAGTGGAAAGAGCCGGCCAAGTTTCGAGAGGCGGCGGTCAAGCTTCGGAATTACGGAATCGCCCAGGGCTTCACCCAAGCGGAGATCGATCAAACGATTGATCATCGGAGTCTGGCGGTTCTTGATAAGGCCCGGCGTTTTGATGAGTTGATGGCGGCTCGCAAGGCTCCCGCTGCGAAAGTGGTCCAGCCAAGCGCGCCGAGGGTCGTGAAAGCGCCCCAGCGAACTGACGGAGAGACGGCGAATACCACGAAGCGAGATGCCTATCGAAACATTGCGCGGAATGGATCTGCTGATGAACAGGTCGCCGCGCTGGCAGCAATGCTTAGCAAAGGGTAATTCACCATGACGCTTCCCACCAACACCACCACCAGCTATTCCCTCGTCGGTATCCGTGAAGACCTCAAGGACTTCATCGCCAATATCAGCCCGACCGACACCCCGTTCACAGCATCCGTAGGGACTGCGGAAGCCACGAACACTTATTTCGAGTGGCAGACCGACGCATTGGCAGCGCCCAACACCTCCAACGCGCAGTTGGAAGGCGATGACCTTGGCGCTCTGGCTGTCGTGGCGACATCGCGTATCGGCAATCGCACGCAGATCAGCACCAAGGGCATTATCGTTTCCGGTACGTCCGAAGCGGTGAACAAGGCCGGGCGCACCTCGGAACTGGCTTACCAAATCCGCAAACGCACTTTGGAATTGAAGCGTGACGTGGAAGCGATCATCACGCAGAATCAGGCGTCCGCCACGGGTTCTGCTTCGGTGGCGCGCACCACAGGGTCACTGGAAGCTTGGTTCGTTACCAATACCTCTCGCGGCGCGTCCGGCGCGAATGGCGGTTTTGCTTCCGGTAACGTTGCTGCGGCGACGGATGGCACGCAGCGTGCGTTGACCGAATCCTTCCTCAAGACGATCTATCAGTCCGTCTGGACTGCCGGTGGCAACCCGACCACGCTTATGGTTGGTGCAACGCAGAAGCAGAACGTTTCCACCTTCACCGGCAACGTGACGCGTATGCAGGAAGCCACCAGCAAGACGCTGATGACCTCCATCGACGTGTATGAGAGCGATTTCGGTGCCGTGAAGGTTGTTCCCAACCGCTTCCAGCGTAACCGCACCGCGTTCCTGCTCCAGACTGATATGTGGAAACTGGCTTATCTGCGCCCGTATCAGATCAAGGACATCGCGCCGACCGGCGACAGCATGAAGAAAGAATTGATCGTTGAGTACGGCCTGATGAGCATGAACGAGGCCGCGTCCGGCGTCATTGCCGATCTGGTTTAATTCTAACGGGGCGGTGAAAGCCGCCCCAAAGGATTTTCATGTCACAGTCTGCAAAAGCATCTTCTGAAAACGAAAAGCGCATGGTCCGCGTTAAGTGCATCGTTCACACGAAGCCTTGGACCGACGAGCGCGCCCTCGTTCATTGGGAGGATGCGGTTATCGACGCCGAGGTGGCGCAGGCCATGGAAGCGAAATTTCAAATCGTCATTATTGGAGACGCTTAAATGGCAACCTCTTTGCGGGCTAACCCCGATCAATCCACTGGTTATTTCAATGTCGTTGAGGGTGTGGAAGTAGGACGCTTTGGCGGTCCTTCCGTTGCATCCGCCACCAGCCCGCAATACCGTTCTCAGACAGTGGCGAAAGTCCCGCTGGCTGCGGTTGATAGCGCTGGCGGCATCTTGGCCTGGCAACCGGACTCAAAAAGCTATGGCGCTGTAATTGTGCTGGACATGATTATTGATGTCACGACCAATTCCACCGGAGCTTGCACGGTATCTGCCGGCATCGCTGCCAACGCGACCACGCTGTCCTCCACGCTGATTTCAGGGCAGTCGGTCGCCTCCACCGGATCGTTTATCTCGACGAATGCCGGGCATCTCCCGGCAGGCCAATATATCACGATCAGCACAGCTTCGGGCGCATCTGCGGGCTTGGTGGGTTACGCTTATATCACCTTCCTCGCCGCGTAACGGAGGGTTCCATGAGCTTTATGGTCCCTCCCGTCCTGACGCCCTCCAACGGGGGCACGGCGAGCGTTCAGCTTAACGCAGGCACGACCACCAGCAACGTGGCACTGCCACTTGATGCGAGCGGGAAACCCCCTGTGGCCTGCTATATTTCGACCAACGGGACGGTCTATGTGACGCTCGGGCAATCCGGCATTACCGCGACAGCAAGCGGAATTTTGATGAACATCAATAACCCGATCATCTTGAACACCCGGAATATGACGTATCTGGCTGGGCTGTCGCCTTCGGGCAACGTCCTGATTAACATCACTCCACTCGAAATCGGCTGATGTTCGACTTCTGGGAAACCGATGGCAACGGGATTAGACGCCGCGTGCAGATTGACGGCGAATCTGTCACTGAGACGATCTCTGACGATGTTGAGCCTGTTATTGAGCATAACAAGGCTTTGCAGAACGAGGGAGACGGTTTCAGCCCGACGCGCGAGATGCGCCGGATTGCGTCCATCCCGATGGCGCTGGCGCTTAAATGGAAGTTTGAGAGGGGCGTGGACGTTTTCAATCCGGACCATGCGCCCGCCGTTCGCGCACTGCTGAATGACCCGGAATACCGCTATCTTCGCACATCGCCTGGGCGATTCTAATGGCGTTGCAGACCTACACCGATCTACAGGTTGCCATTCCGCAATGGATGGGGCGGCTTGGCGATCCTAATCTGCAATCGGTGACGCCTACGTTCATCGCGTTGTGTGAGGCGCGGGTACGGCGGGATTTTCGG